CTAGAGGTGCGCGGTACCGGCCCCCTCGGGGAGATCCGGAGCGAACCCGCAGAGTTCCCCGGTTCGAGTCCGGGGGCGGGCGCAGACCAATCGGAACGTGATCCGGATGACGACTTCCTTCAACGTCGTGATCTTCGGGCAGTTCCACCCATCGCCAACGAGCGCCAGGGCGACGAGCAACCTCATTCCCTTGGGCACGCTGCCCACGGGTCCAGGCATGTTGCCCATCAGGTCGCTCGCACAGCCACACCAGAACGACCACCAGGGGGACGCACATGCGCTGTATCGACTGCACCGAGCCCGCCACGCACCGCGGACGCTGCAACACGCACCACGGGGCGTACGAGGGACGGCCGAGCGTCCGTTCCCGACGCGCACGGGGCAGGCGACGGGCGAACCGCCGGGACGCTGCCGCGAGACTCCGCCGGCGAGTGCAGGAACGGGGCTCGGCCTGGTGCGACTGGTGCATGGGCGACTTCCCCGCGAACGGGGTGGACGTGGACCACGTACGCCCGCTGTCCCTCGGCGGTGAAGACGTGGACACCAACGTTCAGGTGCTCTGCCACGGGTGCCACGGGCTCAAGACCGCAACGGAGTTCGGCGGTGCCCATGAGCGCGTCCCCAACGGGTCGTCCCGCACTTCGTGAAGGTGCTCTACGACAACGGACGCTCGCGCTTCGGGGCGGAACCCGGTTAGGCACCGCCCCGGTACGCCTTACTCCCGGTTGTCGATCTCCCTTCGCTGCCGCTCCCTCTCCACCTCACGCTGTCGCTGCCACTCCCGCAACAGTTCTTTGCGGTGGGCGGATGATTGCGGCCAGACGGCGCGGACGACTCCGCGAACCCCGAGCATGATGATGCCGAGGACAGCAACAGCCAAGACAGCCCACCACGGGGCCGAGTCCGGCAGGGAAAACATGATCTTGAACCTTCCGACCGTGCATGGTCGGCGGGCTGTCTATGCAGCTAGTACGACGCTCCCCAGCGTGCTGCGGTAGTGCCCGCCCCGGTAGGTGCTCACGGGGAAGGCAAGGTTGGGTCCGCGTGGCGTGACCCGTGGGGAAGTATCGGTTGGCGTCGGTATCCAGACGGGGCAGTCCTGCGGCGGTCTCACTACGGCTGCGAGAAGCTCGATGAGGCTGCGACGTGCGTAGCTCACCCTGTAGGCGAGCCAGCCCGCCAAAGCCTCAAGAAACTCAGCGACGCACGCTTGCGCTTGGTCGCTACTGGCACCGCGTAGCGCCTCTGCCGCCTCCCGCACACGCTCTTTAGCGGGTTTGTGGTGCGAGGAGGGCTTCCGGGGACTCTTCAGAATGCGTTGGAAGGGTTCGGAGCGCTTACCGAGATCATGGGACGCAAAAACCCGAAGCAGATCCTGGTAGGTGTGTTGGTAGACGCGCCGCGCCGTATGCTCCTCTGCCGGGGTGAGATCGAACCCAACCTCTAGGCTACTTGTGGCAGCCACAATCCCGGCACCATGGCGGAAGTTATGGATAAGGGAGTGGCCGTCTGCGCCGGATTCTGCCAACGCGAATCCCCTCGTCTTGGTCGGGCTGGTCGTGCGCCGAGCGCTGAGTCTAGCGCTGGCCTCTGACAGCTCACGGTTGCTTCCCGCAAGCTGCTGGGCCCTCATACGTGTGACCACGGTGGTGGTTCATCTAAACCCGGTTCGTCAAGAACCTGTCACCGCGACGTGAGCCACGCGGCGAGTCCGCTGCCTGTGGCCGTGGCGAGAGCTGCGACCAGCCACCCGGGGACGCGCTGGACAGTCATGTGCAGCCCGCCGCAGCGGAGTTCGAACACAGGAGTGGGCTTGGTTTCGTGCGGCATGGTGCCTTCCGTGTTAGCTGTCTGGTGACTGTCGATGGGAGCACTGCACGGTGGCGGTGCGCTACGGGTTCGTAGTAACCAAACTCCTCTAGTGGACAGAGGGCGTGCTAGGGCGGGCGGCTTTCCAACTGGTTTGGAAACCTTCGCAGCGCCACGGCAGTGCGGGCTACCCGTAGGGGCTGGACAGACGCAAGTGTCCAAGTAGTGCGGGCGCGAAGCGAGGGCATCGAGGCATTCCATTCAAGTTGGAATAGCCGCCCTTTGCCCACCTGTGGTATTCCATCCACACTCCACCCTTATCCGCTCGGAGGTGATCCCCTGTGCCCCGACGACCCCGCCCCCCGTGCTCTGTCCCCGGGTGCCCCGAGCTGACGCCCCGTGGTGGTCGCTGTGCCCGGCATGAGCGGGAGGCGACCGCGCAGCGGGTGACACCGGGGACGAGTGCGTACGGGCCGCGTTGGCCCAACATCCGGCGGGCGTACCTGTATCGCAACCCGTGGTGCGTGCTGTGCGGGAAGACCGCGACGGTTGCCGACCACTTCCCCGAAGCCCGCCGTGCGCTACTGGCTCGGGGCGTCGCCGACCCTGACGTTGCCTCTCGTCTGCGTCCGCTGTGCACGTCGTGCCACAACAGAGAGACCGCGCGCAATCAGCCTGGTGGATTCGCCGCGGAAGCACGGTCACGGCGCGAGGCGACCGAACGCCCGCCGTTCTGACCAGGGGGGTACTCCCCTCTCCTCCCGCAGTTGCACGGCAGGGAGGCAAAAAACTCGCATGGCTCATTGGGCCGTTTCTATGGAGGTGAATTCCGCATGGCTGTTCCCGGGCAAAAGCCCAAGCCTCATATTCAGGCAGTCAGGGAAGGAACCTTTCGACCCGACCGCAATTCCCAGGGTGCGACGTTCGCCCCGCTGTCCCCTGTCGAGCCCGATTGGGCCGAGCTACTTCCGGGGGACGCGTCGGACGACGTGCGGGTGAAAGCGGCGGACGTATGGGCGAGGACGGTTCCTGCCCTGGTGTTCTCCGCTGGTCTCACCGACCCGCAGCGTGAAACAGCTATCGAGTATTGCGTGACGGTCGCCCGACTTTGGCAGGCCGAGCGCGAACTATCACGTACCGGCCTGGTGGTCGAGACGGAGCGCGGGAATGTCAAGTCCCCGTGGGTGACGATTGCTGGTCAGTACCGGTCGCATTTCCGGTCCCTGGTCGGCGAACTCGGGCTCTCGCCCGCGTCGGCCACGCGGATTACCCCGCCGGAAAGCGGGGGCGACGACGATGGGGTCTTTGACTGACGGGCTGCCGGTCCCGTATGACGCGCTGCTAGAACTCGGGGTGACTCCCGAGGAGATAGCCGCAGCGCTCGACTCGCGGCCCCTGGTGGTCACTGTCCAAGCCTCGCAGGCTCCGGGCGCATTCTTCGACGTTCCGTCCGCGCGGCGCGCTCTCGACGCCGTACAGAGCTTCCGGCACACAAAGGGGCGTTGGGGCTCGACTCGGCTCAAGCTCGACCCGTGGCAGGTCGTTTGGGTGATAGCGCCGATTTTCGGTTGGCTCGCCCATGACCCCGAGTTGGGACGCGCGGTGCGGATTATCCGTTCGGCGTGGATCGAGGTTCCCCGGAAGAACGGGAAATCAACTCTGTCGTCGGGTATTGGGCTGGTGCTGCTGCTTGCCGACCGTGAGATAGGCGCGGAGGTTTACGCGGCTGCCGGCTCGCTGCCTCAGGCAGAGCGTGTATTCGATGATGCTAAGCGTATGGCGCTGACAAGTCGCGCTGTGCGAGGACGTGTTGAAGTGCTGCGCGGGCTTATCCGCGTTCCCCGTACCGGCGGAGTCTTCCGGGCCCTCTCCAAAATTGCTGAAACCGCACACGGGTTGAATGTCTCGGGTGCCATCGTGGATGAAGTCCACGTGCACAAACGCCGTGACCTTATTGACGCGATCGAGACCGGCACGGGCGCCCGAGATCAACCCTTGGTCATTTTCATTACGACTGCCGACGAGGGTATTGAAGGCAGCATCTACGACGAGAAGCACACGTACACCCGTCGCTGTGCGGACGCCGTGGTTTCCGACCCCGGGCACTACGGGGTTATATGGGCTGCCGAGGAGGGCGACGACCCTTACGCCGAGACAACGTGGCGGAAGGCTAATCCGGGGCTCGGCGCTTCCCCGTCGCTGGCTTACATGCGGCGCGAGGCGAACAAGGCGCGGAGCACGCCGAGTTACTTCCCCACCTTTTGCAGGCTGTCCCTGAATCGCCGTATGCGCTCGTCCTCGCGTTGGCTGCCGCTGACGTTGTGGGACGAGAACGCGGGGTCCGTGGACGAGAAGCGGTTCCGCTATCGGCGGGCTTGGGGCGGGGTGGACCTCTCGGCGGTCTCGGACCTTTCGGCGTGGGTGCTGGTGGTCGAGTCCCGTAAGCCCGGGGTCGAGCTGGAACTAATTTCCCGTTTTTGGCTTCCCGAGGAACGCATAGACGAGCTGGAGGCACAGCTACAGGTCCCGTTGCGTCAATGGGCGGACGACGGGCTGTTGACCCTTACCGAGGGCGACGCCATCGACTATGACGCAATTGAGAAGCAGATCATCGCGGACTGCCGCCGGCTGGACGTGCAGCGGATTTCGTATGACCGAATGTTTGCCGGTCAGCTCGTCCAGCGCGTTGAATCGAAAACCCGTGGCGTGGACCTGGTGCCGATTGCGCAGACGTATCTAGGTATGAGCCCCGGCAGCAAGGAACTTGAAAGGCTGCTGCGTGAGGGCCGCCTACACCACGGCGGAAACCCGATCCTCCGTTGGCATGCAAGCGTGGTCGAAGTGTACCGGGACGGGAATGACAATCTCCGCCCGGTGAAACCCGACCGCGGGAAGTCGAGCGCCCGCATTGACGGTATCGCTGCAACGGTTATGGCGCTGGACGGATATGTCCGCCGACCGCTTAAGCGTGCCCGTGCCGCGAGTGCTTGATAGCGCCCCCCGAAGCTGGGTGCCTAGGGGGCCGCCGTTATCGCTTACATATTTCGCCACATGCCTTGCAGGGCGGGGATAACAGTCAGTACCGCAATGACTGTTCCACCAGCGGTGGCTACCGCTGCCGCAAGTGATGCAGTAATCGCAAATACAACGATACCGGCCACGAGGGCGATAGCGATTGCGGCAGTAATGGCAAGAAGAATGGCCATAACTTTAGTTGCGACGGGGGTCTGGGCTGTGGCTGGGGCCTGCGTCTGAATACTCATTTTTACTCCTAGTGGGTTAATTATCGACCATGTACCACGTCCTTGTCTTGACTGGCAGATTTGAGGGCATTAACGCCCACTTCTCTTCCGTCAATAACTAGGGACTGTCCATGTTTCTCTCCTCTGTCGGGGGCTGACCGGGTGCCAGTCCCCGAGGACACGCTAGCGCGCAACTGGACAGCTGGACCCGCTTTCTGACGAGTAACCACACATGCACCCTCGACCTACATGTCTATTTTTCAACCTATTTTGTATGTTTTGCCCTAGGGGGTAACCGGCGTGGCGGAAACACCGCTTCAGATGACCGAGCGTCTGTACGGGAAATTGCAGCGTCGTAAACACGCGGCGAGCAAATGGTCCAAGGCATACGAAGGGGACCGCCCTCTACTGTTCGCGTCACCAGAGTTCAGCACGCAGACCGGCGGACTCTTTGACGAGTTCTCCGATAACTGGTGCGCCGTGGTGCCCGACGCGACCGTTGAACGGCTCATGCCGATTGGATTCCGACTGGAAGACGGGTCCATAGACAAGGATGCCGGTAGGGCGTGGAAGCGGTCAGAGGCCGATGTAGAGATCGGTCTAGCGCTACTGGAGGCGCTTATTACGGGTCGCTCGTACGCGCTGGTCTGGAATAACGATGACGTTGAGATCACTTTTCAGCACGCGTCCAGCGCCATAGTCGAGTATGTCCCTGGTCGTCGCCGGCTCCGCAAAGCGGGGCTCATGACGTGGCGGGACTACGACACCGAGTTTGCGACGCTGTTCACGCCGACCATGGTTTACCGGTGGCAGCGCCCGACCCGTGAGGGCGGAAGGTGGACCGGACGCACTGCCGGGCTTTCCCGGGGCGAGCCGAGCCACATTCCGAACCCGCTCGCGGTGGTGCCGCTGGTCGAGCTGCCGAACCGCTCGCGGTTGCACGGAAAACCCCGCAGTGAGATTGCGACGGTCCTTCCGCTACAGGATGCGGTGAATACCCTTTGGGCTCACCTCATGACCGCATCGGACGGTTTGGCGCTGCCCGCTCGGGCGGTGCTCGGGATGGACCGGCCCGTCCGCGAAATCGTGGACCCCGAGTCGGGTGAAGTCGTCGGCGAGGAGGATCTACCGCTAGACCGTTTCCGGTCGGACCGTCTGCTGTGGCTTGAGAAGCAGGGCGCGCAGATAGCCGAGTTCTCCGCCGCTGATCTTGAGAACTATCTCAAGGTTATTGAGGTGGCGGTGCAGCACATCGCGGCGCAGACCCGCACCCCGCCAAGCTATCTAGCGGGGCAGCTTGTCAACGTGAGCCCGGACGGATTCGCCGCGTCGGAAGCCGGGTTGATTGCCAAGGTGTCCGAGATGCAACGGCACTTCGGGAGCGCGCTCCGCGAAATCATGCGCCTTGAAGCCATGGCGCAGGGCGAGGCTCGGCGCGCGGAATCCCTCGCGCTCGGCTCCGTCGTGTGGAGAGACCCGCAGTTCCGTAGTGATGCTCAATACTCCGATGCACTGGTCAAGTTGAAGTCCATCGGCGTTCCGGATGAGGCTCTTTGGGAACGCATTCCCGGGGTCACGCCGGACGAAATCGCACGGTGGAAGACCATGCGCACGGATGCGGCGGGCGCGATTCTCGGCGGGGACATGTCCTCGCTGTTCGGGGTGAAGCCCGACCAGGCCGAGGGCGGCGACCAGGCCGACGAACCCGAGGAGGCCGCCTAGTGTCCCGCATGGCGGAGTTGGCAGCCGAGCGGTACACCCAAGTCCAGAGCGTTTCCCGGGCCGTTGTAGAAGCGATTCAGGGGCTTTGGCGGGACGTTCCCGCGGACCGCATTCTGTCCGCCATGCAGGGAGAGGCGGGGCGGGCAATCCTCGCCGCGGTGACCGCCGGACAGCTCTCCGCCGTACAGGGGGCCCAAGCGTTCGTCGGTGCCGCTATGGCGGCCCAAGGGGCGATTGCGGCCCCGCTCGGTCTGCTCGACCCCGCGGCCCTGGTCGGTATCGCTGCGGACGGTCGCCCCCTCGCCTCGCTGCTGCAACTGCCTGCCATCACAACGGCTCGGGCACTGGCAGCCGGCGAGAGCGCCGAACTCGCGGCGGCCCGAGGGCTTACCCAAATGGCCATGATGGCGAGCACACAGATTGCCGACGCATCCCGTACGGCAACAACCATCGGCATGGCAGCGCACCCGCGCTGTATCTCCTACGTCCGCGTTGTGCGGCTGCCCGCGTGCGCCCGCTGCGTCATCCTGTCGGGTCGCCAGTACAGCTATTCCACGGGCTTCAAAAGGCACCCCCGCTGTGACTGCGGAATGGAGCCGATGACCGATGCCGAGTGGAAGCAGACCAAGACCCCCGAGGACCTGTTCCGCGAGATGAGCCCCGCCGAACAGCGGAAGCGACTCGGGGAAGCGGGGGTCAAGGCACTGGAGGCAGGGGCGGACCTCGGGCAGATCATCAACGCCCGCCGAGGAATGGCAACCGCGGTGACCGGCCGTGGCCCTATGCGGGTGACGACCGAGGGCACGACCAAACGAGGTATCGGGGCTAAGGCCATGGGTGCCACGTTCGAGAAGGTCCCGGGCCAGAAGTACGCACGGGCCCGTGAGGCTCGGCTCATGCCAGAAACCATTTTCAAACTCGCGGGAGACAACCGCGAGCATCAAATAGCGATGCTCAAGAAACACGGATACATCGTGTGATCCAGGGGGGAACACCAATGGCAGACGACCCGCAGAACACCCCGGGCAACGGCCCCGAGGACAAGCCCGAGGGGGCGCCCGGTACGTCTACCGGCAGTGAGCGCCAGGGCGAGGCGGGCAAGGGGGCCGAGGGCGACCAGGCCGACGCGGTGAAGACCGCCGAGACCGCCCGAGCGGCTGCCGAGAAGCGCGCGAGTGAGGCGGAGCAGGAAGCGGCACGGCTCCGCCGGTCGAACGCTGCGACCAAGGGCACCGACCTTGACGCACTCCGTTCGGAGGTACGGGCGGAGTTCACCGAAGCGCTCGTGCGTGCCGAACTCCGAGCCGCTGCGGCTGGCAAGCTCCGTGATCCGGCGGACGCTCTCGCGCTGCTGGACGTGGCCTCGCTCGCCGGCTCCGGGGGTGACATCGACGCTGCGGCGGTGGCTGCTGCCGTAGACCAGCTCGTCAAGGACAAGCCCTATCTTGCGGTCGCCGACCAGGGCAGCCCCGCACCGATGTGGGGCGACGTGGGCGCCGGTCAGCGCGACACCGCCGAGCCCGAGCCGGCCACCCCGTTTGACCGTCTGCGGCGCGCGTACGACGCGTAAGCACCCTTCCGCAGGAACATTCCTGCCACCCATTCCAGGGGACGCACCAAATAGGCGTAGTCCCCTTTTTCATGCTCAAAATCAGGGGGAATTCGACACATGGCACTGACTCTTCCCGAGGCTGCCAAGCTCAGCACGACCGATCTTCAGCGGGGCGTTATCGAAACGTTCGTACAGGAGTCGAGTATTCTCGACCGTCTGCCGCTTCTGCCCATCGAGGGAAATGCGTACGCGTACAACGAGGAAGCGACGCTTCCGTGGGTGCAGTTCCGTGCGGTGAATGAGGCTTACGCCGAGAGCACGGGCACGGTAAACCAGAAGTCTGAAAGCCTTGTGATTCTCGGTGGCGATGCGGATGTCGATAAGTTCATCGTCAAGACGCGTGGCAATCTGAACGATCAGCGCGCCATTCAGACGCGCATGAAGATCAAGGCTGCCGCGTACAAGTTCCAGGACTCGTTCTTTAACGGGGACGTCGCCACGGAGCCCAAGGGTTTCGACGGTCTCCGTAAGCGGCTGGTCGGCGCTCAGGTCATTTCTGCGGGTACTAATGGCGCTCCGATCGTGGGCACCGATGGCAAGGACTCGCACGCGTTCTTTGACCTGCTCGACGCGCTGATTGCGCAGGTCCCGGGCCTGACCAACGCTAACGGCGCGCTCTACGCGAACCGCGCGGTTATTGCAAAGGTCAAGTCCGCTGCCCGCCGGATCGGCGGTTACGAAATGGTCCGCGAGGCTCTTACCGGAAAGACCGTCGCAACCTACAACGGTATTGCTCTGCTCGACGCGGGGCAGACCGCTGCGGGCGTGGACGTTATTCCGCAGACGGAGACGCAGGGCACCGCAACCGACGCGTCGTCCATTTACGCCGTGCGCTTCGGTCAGGCCGAGGACGACCGCGCGGTGACCGGTCTCACCAACGGCGGAATTCAGGTGACGGACCTCGGCGAGCTGGAGTCCAAGCCGAGCTACCGCACGCGAATTGAGTTCTACACGGGTCTCGCCGTTTTCGGTGGCCGTGGTGCTGCCCGCCTTAACGGCGTTCTCGCCAAGTAACGGAAGGGGACGGAATGCCACCGCGTAAGCGGGCAGTGTCCGCCCCGAAGATTCCGCACACGAATTCTTGCGGTGCCCCGGAACGGGTCGAGAGCTTTCCTGCTGTCGATTCCACCGGGGCCCCTCGGACTGTATCGCGGTGTCTGGCGTGCGGCGCTCAAACAGTCAAGTAACAGGGGGAGGTAATGCGTTATGGCACTCCCAGCACTGGCGACCGTGGGCGAACTCGCGGCGTGGATGCAGCGCGAGCCGGCCGAGCTGCCCGAGGGGGCCGCCCTGGTGCTCGACACCGCGTCCGCCATCGTCCGCAGTGAGGCGAGGCAGCGTTTCACCCGGGGGACGAGCACCGTTGCTCTGGCCCTCCGGGACCAGGTGGTCACTCTGCCCCAACGGCCTGTTGTGTCGGTCGAGTTGGTCCGCGCGGGGGGCCGTGAGCTGAGACCGGATGAGTTCCGGCTGTGGCGTGACGAGCTGTGGTTCGTGGGCTCGTACGGCTCCGCGGTTGTGACCTACTCCCACGGGTACGCCGAGGTGCCCGCGAACGTGCGCGCCATCGTGCTCACGCTCGCGGGGCGGGTCCTGACCAACCCGTCCGATCTCCGGCAAGAGTCGGTCGGCTCGGTGTCGGTGACCTACGCGGCCGAGACCATAGGCGCGAGCCTCGCCCCCATCGAGCGGGACCAGCTCGCCCGGTACCGGCCTGGCGCTGCCGTGGTGCAGCTCGGCAAGGGGCGGCCCTGGTGAGCACGCTCCACTACACACAGACGGTCGTGATCCTGCGGGCCCCGTTCGTGGTGGACCGGTACGGCAACACGAATAGCGAACGCGACTGGTCGAGTGCGACTAGGACGACCGTCCGGCGGGTGTCCGTCCAGCCCGACACGTCCGCCGAGGACGACGGGGACCGTCCCGCCGTGACCACGGGCCTACGGCTGACCACGCGCCGAGGGGTCGATATCGACCTGATCCCCGGGGACCGCGTGGTTGCCGTGGGCCGGCTGCTGGAGACCGACGGAGACGTTGCGCGGTGGGTCGTCGGGGGGCGACTGCACCACGCGGAAGCACGGTTGAAGGAGGTGACCGGATGAGATTCCGGCCCAACCGCAGCGGCATCAATTCACTGATGAAGAACCCGGAAGTAGGCCGTGAGGTCGAGCGCATCGCGGGGCGTATCGCGTCCTCGGCGGAGTCGGTGAACGGTGGAGAGTTCAAGACCGATTCGGCTCTAGGCTCCCGCCGTTGGCGCGCTGCCGTCATCGGCGACTACGAGAAGCAGAACGACGCCGAGGGCACCCGAAGCGCGCTGCTGCGGGGCATGGACGGGGCCGGTAGTGACTAGACCGGTGGTCGTCATGCCGGATGCGGTGGCGGTCGTCACGGGCTATCTGCGGGGCGCTCTCGCGGCAGCCGGCGAACCGGTACCCGTGGTCTCCCGCGTGCCCAACCCGCGCCCCCCTCGGTTCGTGCGGGTGCGCCGAGTTGGGGGGATACGTCAGACCGTTGTGTCGGACCGGCCCCGTCTTGACTTCCACGCATGGGCCGAGACGGAAGCCGCTGCCGCAGACCTAGCCGAGCTGGTGCGCGCACTGGTCGCAGTGATTCCCGGTGTTCGGGGCGGGGTGACCGTTTACACCGCCCGCGAAGTGGGGGGCCCGCAGTGGCTACCCGACGACGTGTCGGGCAGCCCTCGGTACGCGTTCGCAGCCGAAGTTCACATGCGGGGACGGGTCCTGAGCGATTAGCCACTCACTTTAGGCTCTTGCTCCCATCATTATCCAAAGCGGCCTGCGCGATCTCCGTAAATCTCTGGATATCCTGCGGCATCTTAGCTACCGACTCCTTGTATTTGATCAGCGCTGGTCCCATCCACGGGGCACGCACTCCGTGACCGTCCGCCTCAATTACTGCGGCCACGGCAAACATCCTGGCGCTCAAGGTGAAATCAACAGCGAAATCCCGCACTTCGGATGCAACGAGACCCACATTAGTGGGACCGGCTAGAACTACATTTAGCCAGGCTTCTTTAATCCCATCTGATGCTGTTTGTAGGCTCGCGACTCGCTCATCTGTGAAGAACTCGATTTCAGCCCAGCGGAAGCTAAGGCAAATCTCACTGAACGAACTAGCAGCCGCGATGAACTCCTTGTAAACGCTGTGTCGGGGCTCTCTACGCTGCCTAAGATGTTCGGCTCGCGCGGAAATGCGTGCACCTTCTCTTTGCGCCCACCCCGTTGCGAAGGCCGCGCCAATCGTAGCCACGGAACCTGCCAACGCGCCGCATACTGCGGCCAATCCTGCGTCCATAGCGCGGGATTCTACCGCCCCGGTCTCTGCCGCGTGGCGAAAACCCAACTTTCTACATCGAGGGGACACCTATGCCTCTAAACGCTAACGCCGTGCGCGTTGCGGTTACCGGTGCTGCTTATGTGGCAGCGCCAAAGTCCAAATTGCCCACCGATGCGACGACCCCTTGGGACGCCGCCTTTACGGATATTGGCTGGATCTCGGATGACGGAATCACCGAGGCCAACGCGGCGGACACCACCGAAATCAAGGGCTGGCAGGGCGGGGCCACGGTCCGGAAGGTCATTTCGTCCAGCGAAATGTCTTTCTCCTTTACCGCCATCGAGACAAGTAAGACGGTTCTTGAGCTGTACCACAAGGGCGCGAAGGTGGCGACCACGACCGGCAAGAGCGTGCTTGCGATCAAGGCCCCGGGGCCGGACCGCCGAACCTTCGGATTCGACGTGATCGACGGCAACTCGCATATCCGCATCGTGGTCCCGGACGGTGAGGTCACCGAGACCGGAGACATCACATACAAGGGCGACGAGGCCGTTTCTTACGAGCTGACCGTCACCGCTTACCCGGGCCCTGACGGAACCGTGGCGATCAAGTACAGCGATGACCCCGCATGGGGCACGACTCCCGCCGCGTAATTCCTTGCAAAAACGTTCCGTCTAGCACAGTAAGAGGCACAGCACGTGAGCAATGCATTCGACCTTGACGTCTGGGTCAAGGAAGCCCGCAAGGAGCCTTTCCGCTTCACCCTGTCCGGTCTGGTTTTCACCATGCCAGCCGCTGGCGAGCTGGACAAGAAGATCCTTAAGGCCGTGAACGTCGACAACCCGAGCGCCACGGATATTGAGACGCTGCTTAAGCACGGTCTAGGCGACCAGTGGAAGCAGTTTGACGAGATTCCGGCCCCGCTCGCTGCCCTCGGTGAGCTTTTCCGGCAGTGGCAGAAGCACGAGGGTACGCCGCTGGGGGAATCCTCGGCCTCTGCCGACTCCTGAATGAGCACGGCGAGGCCATAGAAGCCGATTTGCAGCGGTATTACGGTACCGACCTGCGAGACCTTTTCCGCCCCGGATCGGGGCTCACCTGGCGTCGCCTCCGGGCCCTGGTGGTTAATCTCCCGCCCGACTCGGCGTTGGCTCGGACGATGGTCGGGCCTGACTCCGTCTGGACGCTGGAGACGCAGCTACTCGCGGCGGTTCATGACCGTTTGAGCGAGGCCAATTGGCAGCGCGGGAACGCGGGCTCGAAAACACCGAGCCGGCGGCCGCAGCCCATTTCCCGTCCTGGTGTCCGTTCGGACCGGATCGGCGGGACGAATCGCAACGTGCGCGAGGTCGCTACTTATCTCGCGCGGTTCCATCCGGATAACGGGGGGTGATCCGGTATGGCTGTTGAAGTGGGGATGGGCTATGTGTCCATCGTCCCCGAGGTACAAGGCTTTGCTGGGGAACTCCAAAGGCAAGTCACCGGCCCCGCGGAGAGCGCCGGTCAGGAAGGCGGGCAGGCAGCCGGCGAAGGCTTCAAAGGAAAGATGGGGGGCGTTCTCAAGGGCGGTCTTGCCGCTATTGGTCTCGCTGCTGCGGCGGTGCTGACCAAGGGTTTCATGGACGCGCTCGACCAGGGCGCTATCAACGGCAAGATTCAAGCTCAGCTTGGGACGACCCCGGATGAAGCCGCCCGGTACGGAAAGGCTGCCGGTCAGCTTTACGCCCACGGGGTCACGGACTCGGTGGAGGAAGCGGCACAGGCCATTTCCGGGGTGATGCGGTCCGGAATCCTCCCGCCTGATGCGACGAACGCGCAGATCGAGGAGATATCCAGCGGGGTAACGAACCTCAGCAAAACCTTTGAGCTTGACCTAGGCCAGACCAGTAATGCGGTCGGGCAGATGCTCAAAAATGGTTTGGCCAAGGACGGGACGGAAGCGCTCGATATCCTGACCGTCGGAATGCAACGGATGGGTCCGCGTGCCGATGACATGGCGGACACGTTCAACGAGTATTCCACGAAGTTCCGTGACCTCGGGTTGTCCGGCGCAGACGCCATGGGTCTCATGTCCCAGGGAATGCAGGCAGGCGCCCGGGACACGGACACCGTTGCCGACGCTTTGAAAGAATTTCAAATCCGGGCGACGGACGGTAGCAAGTCCAGCGCGGAAGCGTATAAGGCCATCGGCCTCAATGCCGAAGAGATGACCAGGAAGATTGCGGCGGGCGGTCCTGGTGCCCGCGAGGGGCTGCAACAGGTTCTCGACGGGCTCAAGGGAATTCAAGACCCCGCCGAACGCAGCGCCGCAAGCGTCGGGCTTTTTGGAACGAAAAGCGAAGACCTCGGCCAAGCCCTGTATGCGCTCGACCCCAAGACCGCCGTAAAGGCACTCGGGGACACTGCCGGGGCAGCCGACAAGATGGGCGACGCATTGCACAACAATGCGGGCGCTCGGATCAAACAGTTCAAACGTGGGCTTGAGGTTGGGCTGACCAATTTCATGGGTGACAAGGTGATTCCGTCGCTGATCACCTTCGGCGGTTTCCTGGGGAACACATTCGGGCCCGCGCTCAGCCAGGGAAAGGAACTCGTCTCCGGCTTTTTCGGGGCTTTCTCCGGATCGGCCGGCGGTTCCTCTATCAACGCATTCGGGCAGTCGCTCGTATCCGCAGGAACGATTCTGCGAAACGACTTCCTGCCCGGTTTGCAGGGTCTCGTATCACTCGCACAGACGACCGTTCTTCCTGCCCTAAGAGGGCTCGGGGACGTGCTGTTCAATCAGCTAGTCCCTGCGTTCATGGCGCTCTATACGAACGTCGTTGGTGCTGTCGTTCCAATCCTGTCGTCGCTCGGTCGCATTCTGCTGGAGGTTATTTGGACCGCAGTGATGCGCGTCTACGCGTCGATAGTTGAGAACCTGCAACCGATTTTCGCGGCACTGTCGGAATTTATTGCGCAGCGGGTTTCTCCTGCCGTCCAGATGATCGGCGGAAAGCTGCAAGAGCTGGTCGCGAAAGCGCGCCCGGTCATCGAGGTTGTCACCACGATTGTTTCCTGGCTCGCCCGACTGGCCGCTGACATTCTCGGTGTTGTGGTTCCGGTGATCATCCGGCTTGCGGGTCCGGTGTTCTCGGGGCTGTTCTCGGCGATCGGAACAGGGATCGGCTGGCTCGGAAACATCATCGGTTGGGTCGGGAAGCTCGGAAAGGCTTTCCTGGATGCGGTGCGGTGGACGTCCGATTTTGCCAGCAAGTCAAAAGCGAAGGTCGGTGAGTTCACAGACTGGATGCGCGGCCTGCCGGGGCGCATATCCAAATCTCTCGGCGACTTCGGCGGACTGCTCGTCGGCAAGGGTCAAGACCTGGTAACCGGCTTGTGGAACGGCGTAGTCGGCATGACGGGCTGGTTGCGTGACCGATTGGTTGGCTGGGCGAAATCGGCTATCCCTGGCCCGATTGCCGAGGCGCTGGGTATCAATTCGCCCTCGCGGCTGATGCGTACCGAAATCGGGCGCTGGATTCCGCCGGGCGTGGTCGAGGGGATCGATGACGAGCAATCGACGCTAGACGCACGGATTCAGTCCATGGTCAGCGTGCCCCGCATCGACCCCGTACGCCTCGCCACGCCCCTGCGGGTGCCCGCAGTAGGTCAGGCCCGGGACAAGGCGCTAGCGGCGCTGCTGCGGGCACTGGACAACGAGCGGGCCCGAGAGATCGTGGTGCGGATCGGCGAGACAGAGATAGCCCGTGCGGTCGCTGCGGGACAGCGTCAACTTGCAAGGAGGTGAGCCCGGTTGGGCATGTGGATTGGGAACCCTGGATCGCTCCGTGAGATCGCGGACGGAGCGACGAGTTTCGACCGGAGCCCTGATCTCGGAGTGACGGAGTTCCGGTCGCTCTCGGGGGCCGTGACCACGTGGACGCCCCCGGTGCGTCCTCGCCGGCTCAGGCTCTCGTGGGAGTTCATGGAGCGTGCCGACGTCGAGCACCTGGACCGGCTCGCCCGGCGGGTGGACGCCCCCGGACCGATAGCCGTGCTGGACCCCCTTGCCCGGAACCTGCTTGCCGGGGACCAGGCAGCGGGGCTCGGCGCGGCAGCCGGAAAGTGGGCAGTGACCGCCCCGCAAATCATTCTGTACGGAGGGCCGTACGGGGCTCACGTGCCTAACAGTGTCTCGGTCGAGACCATCGCGGCTTCCGGTCATTCGGATTTGGTGTGGCGGCACCCCGGATTTCATGGCATCCCCGTTGTTCCGGGGAACACCTACACGTGGTGGGCGCCGGGGCTGGTCGCCGCTGGGGCGGTCATGGTCAATTCGCAGGTCGCTTGGTACAACGCCGCGAAGAGTTTCATGCACACTTCCACCGCCAGTAGGGCGGGGACTCCGCTGGTGATCGCGGCACCGTCCGGGGCTGCCTATGTCCGCCCCTACGTGGCCTTTACGGCAACGGGACTCTGGGACTTGGGGGCGTCCGTGTTCGCCCCCGGGGACATCTCGGATGCCTTGCTGGGCGGAGAACGCCCGGTCGGGGACGGATGCCCGACCTACAGCATCACCGGCTACACGCACGCCGCGTCTGCTGGGAACGGCCGCTACCGAGACGTAGCGCTAGAACTGGTGGAGGTGGTGAACAGTGCGGACGGCTAGTGCAGCGTGCTGGATGCCTCGATGACCAGGGGCGAACGGTCCCCGGCGCACTCTTTCCGGCTCGGGGGGCGGGACCTGTCGGGACAGGTCGAGAGCTGGTCACTCGACCGCTCGTACGCCACCGACCTACCACCTGCGATGCGGGCGTTCTCCGGTTCGTCCAGCGCCCAACTGGAAGCGTCCGTGACCGGAGCCGGGGGCCGCTCCGCTCCGGCTCTGTACGGGCCGTGGGCGCCCCGCGCGTCGGGCGACGTGGCCCGTCCGGGGCAGTCGGTTGTAGCGGGGTGGGGGATTGACGAGACGTACCCCGAGGCGTTCCGCGGAACGGTCCGGTCCCGAAGCGCGGCATCCGGTACCGACCTGGTGCGCGTGACCGCTCTGGACGGTGCCGAGCGGCTGCGGCGACCAGCGCAACTCCCGCGTCCGGACGGGGCGTTCGGCTCGGGCACGAGCTGGGCGAACTGGGCGGCGAGCCCGGTATGGGTGGTGGACCACCTGCTCAGGGGCGCAGGAATTCACACCGCCCCGCCCCCGCGAGCGTCCAGCATTCTGTATGCGTCGTTGCACGGCGGGACAGCCCCGGGCATCGGCTACCTCGAAGGAATGGGGGCCGGCTGGGACTTCTGGACCAGGGACGGAGCCCCGTTCGAGTCAGCAGCCGAGGGCGGTTTTGATTTCCTCTCCACGGCGACCTATGTCCCCGAGCTGCTGCCCGTTACACGGCGATCCGATGGACTGTGGTTCGAGGTATGGACGGACAATTCGGGGAACTGGCCTCTCAACGACTCGGTCATTGAGTTCCAGTCGAGTTTCGAGGCATCGGCGGGCGGGGCGACTTACTACACCGCTCTCCGCGTGAACTTCACACAAGGAACTGTGACCGCATTCTGTGGGACTAACGCCGATTCAACAAAAAATCCGTCGGTGGGCTGGACTTGGTCGCCGCTCAAGACCCCGGGCACATTTCATATCGCCCTGTGGCTGACGTTCTCGGCAACGGGGGTCCCATCGTTCGTCCCCGTGGTCACTCCGAAGGACAAGGCATCCACGGCCCTTACTGCTGGAACCTTTTCCAGCACTTTGGTCCCTGCGGGTGCCATGGTGACTACGAGTTTCGGCGTTCAGAACGGGCGTGCCGAATGCTTTCAGGTGTCGCAGCACGCGGCCAGACCGAGCACTGCGGCGCAGATAACACAGGCGGGTTCGTGGACCCGTACCGCATCACTGGACGAGCCCGTGTTTCCATTGCGCGCAATTCCGAATGCGGGCGGTTCCGCGTGGGACGTGATCACTGAGATTTCCCGTGCCACATTGGCGACAGCCGAATTTGACTCGGACGGTCATTTCCGGTGGCGTAATCACACCCGGTGGGCGACGGCACCCACGGCAGCCGATATCGCGGTGACCTCTGCCCGTGAAATTGCGGCGCTCACGGTGACCGAGGAAATCGACGCGTGCCGGAATCACTGCACGGTGAATTGGGAGGACTGGCGACGCGTCGCGTCCTCGGTTCCGTCAGTCGTGCGCGATGAGACCACTCCCGTCGCCATAGCAGCGGGCGCGACCATTACACGGACTATCAGCGTGGACGACACCATGTTGGACCCGAGAACACCACGTACCGCAGCGACGGACGGGGCCGGGTCACCGAACCGGGTCAGCATCAGGAGCACGACCAGCGCGACGTCTGCGGCGGTCCTCGGGGCCGTTGAAGTGCGGGTCACTCGGGCCGGCGGGGTCGTCACACTGACCGCCCGAAACCGCTCGGCATCCGCGGTGTACTACCACGGGGCCACGCTGATTTTCCTTTCGCCCTCGCCCGCAAACAAACCTGTCCCCTCGCTGTGGTCGGCATGGAACACCGCTAGCCAAGCTGTTTACGGAGTGCAGACCTACGAGCACGACGTTAAAGGGTGGGTACAGGACAACCCGTCGGGCCGCGCCCTCGCCGAGGCGTTGCGCAATGCGGGCGCTTTCCCGCCGCCGCTGCTGCAACAGGTAGAGATTCTGCCCGACTACCGAATCCAACTCGGAACCGTGGTGCGTGTAGTCGACACGACCGGCGCTCAACTCGACACGCTGGCATGGGTGATCGGCAACAAGGTTTCGGGAAACAGTGGGCGCATTACACAGACGCTCACGCTCCGCGGGACGACCACGAACGGAACTCCCACCGATACCGGGTTGACTCCGGACCCGCCAACCCGTCCGGGTGCGCCCCCGCCACCGTGACCAATTCGAGGGGGATTCTTGGACGAGAACGACGAGCCGCACGGCGTGCGTATCGGTGCCCGTGAGATTTACGACGAGGTTGTTGGCCTACGCGGCGACGTTCAACGGCTCGGGCAACAGGGGGAATCCGTGGACGAGACGCTAGAGGATCAAGAAACCCGTATCCGCTCGCTGGAAGGTGAGCGCGGGAAGTTCGTTGTTCCGGTCGCCCTGATTACCGCGGTGGCGACCGTCGTTGCGGCGGGACTGACCGTCGCACGCCTCGCCGGCTAGAGAACCGAACAGAACCACCAGCCCCGTTCAGGGCGTACTGGGCGGGGCCTTTTCATGCCAGAAACCAGGGGGGAAAGTGGCGAAGTACAGCAAGGCGCAGTGGCGCCCCATCTCGATCAACCACACAAAGGGCGGACAGAGTTCGGTCCGTGGCCTGGTCGTGCACATCATGGCGGGCACGCTCAGCGGCACCGACAGTTGGTTCCGGAATCCGGCCGCGCGGGCGTCCAGCCATTTCGGTACCGGCCGAACCGGCGCGCTCTATCAGTGGGTGGACACCGCCAACCGGGCTTGGGCACAGGCGAACGGCAACACAGCGTGGCTGTCCATCGAGAACGAGGGTCGGGGCGGTGACGCGCTCACCGATCAGCAGATGGACCGCATTGCCGAAGTGTTCGCGTGGGTTCACAGGACGTATGGGGTGCCGCTACAGGTGGCGTCCGGCACGTCCGGGCGGGGACTCGGCTATCACGCGATGGGCGGTTCCGGTTGGGGCGGGCACACGCAGTGCCCCGGTACCCGGATTGTGAAGCAGCTCCCGGAGATCGTGACGCGGGCTAAGCGGCTCGCCAAGCCTGCCGCCCCCAAGTACGCGCCGTTCCCGGGGACCGCGTGGTTCAAGAAGCACCCTCGGTCCGCAGTCGTAACCGCGATGGGTCGCCGCCTGGTAGCCGAGAAGTGCAGCGCGTACACCACCGGCCCCGGTCCGCAGTGGACCGAGAGCGACCGCCGGTCGTACGCGAAGTGGCAGAAGAAGCGCGGGTTCTCCGGGGCCGACGCGGACGGGTGGCCCGGCAAGACCACGTGGGACGCGCTCAAGGTCCCGCGGGTCTGACCACTCCCCGTGACCGGTAGCCCGCCGGACGGGAACCAGCTCGGAAACTCAAACCTAAAACCTTTACGCACAGCAACTTTCAGGGGGATACCTATGCATTTCATCAAGACTCATCCGGCTCGCATCTACGCCGTGGCGGTCGCGGCCCTCGCCTTGGTGGCGCACTACGTGCCCGCGCTGCCGAGCGCGCTCGTCCTCGGCCTGGTCGCCGCGGTGCTCGGCACCGGTGAGGCAATCCAGCGGACCGAGGATCGGAAGACCGCCGGAGCCGGCGAGGGCATCGAGGTGGGACGCCAGGGCGACGACCAGGGCGACGCCGACGAGCTGTCCGCGTGAGCTTTCGGCATGTCGCCCTGATGGGCCGAGCGGGGTCGGGGAAAGACGCGGCAGCCGCTCGGCTTGTCAGCCGGCACCAGTTCGTTCGTGTGGCGTTTGCCGACCCGCTCAAGGAGGCCGCCCTACGGGTAGACCCGATCATCGGGTCCGAGGGCACGTCCTACGGGGCATTTCCGATCCGTCTGTCCGACGTGGTGAAGCGGTACGGGTGGGACCGCGCGAAGTACAGCCATCCCGAGGTTCGGCGGACGTTGCAGAACCTCGGCGAGAGCGTCCGGACGGCCGACCCTGATTTCTGGCTACGGATGGCGCTGGACAAGGTGGCGACTGCTGACCGGTGGTCCCTGCCCGTCGTTGTCTCGGACGTGCGCTACGCGAACGAGGCGGACGCGCTGCGGTGCGCGGGGGCCCTCATGGTCCGCATCGAGCGGCCCGGGGCGACTGCTGGGGGCGAGGCCGCACGGCACGTCTCCGAGCTGGACCTAGACGCGTACCCGGCGGACGTGACGATCCCGAACACGGGGACGCTCGGCGACCTTGACGCCTTGGTGGACACGCTCGCGGTCCGCCGCTGACGACCAGCGGTGACGGGGTGGTGAAACGGACCCCCAACTCTCTTTCTCTTGGTTTTTTCTTGTTCACCAAAAAAGTAAGGGTAGTTCGACACCCCATCACCCCTCGCCGCTGGTTGCTTCCAAGCAAGCAACAACAAGGGGGAAAAATGCCCGGAACCATCCGGACGATTCAGCGCGGGGGCTCACGGTGGTACGTGGACCCGGTAACCGCAATCAAGTACCCGGGTGTCACATCCATTATCGCGATGCTCCCTAAGCCCTTCCTTGTCTGGTGGGCTGCCCGCATGACCGCAGAGGCGGCGGTGTCGAATCTTCCCGCCGTGGCGTCCATTGCCGAGCGGGACGAGGCGGGGGCCGTGGACTATCTGCGGAACGCCCACTCGCGTTACACCAAGCTGCGGGCCCGAGTCGGCAGCGAGGCGCACGATCTTTTCGAGCGCATGATCAGGGGCGAGGCCATCGGCCGCGTTCACCCCGATCTAGAGCCGTACCGCGAGGGGTTCGCCGAATTCCTGGACGTGGTGCGCCCCGAGCTGGTCCGCGCGGAAGACATTGCGTGGTCCGACTCGCACGAGTACGCGGGCAGCTTTGACGCGATCCTGCGGGTACGGCTCGGCGAGGACGGTAAGCCCGACCACGTGTCCGGCGAGTGGCACACGCTGATTGTCGATTGGAAGACGAGCAAGAGCACGTATCCCGACGTGGCGTTGCAGATGGCTGCCTATGCGCACGCCGACAAGATCGTTGCCCCGGACGGTACTTCCGAGCCCATGCCGGAATTCGACGGGGCCGCCGTTCTCCACATCACCCCGGACGGTTGGGCTTTCAAGCCCGTTCGTATCGACCGCGAGGTTTTCGACACCTTCCTGACGCTGCGCCGCGTGTTCACGTGGGACCGCGAAACGTCTAAGTCCGTGATCGGCCGAGCAATCGCCGAGAGCGCCCGCCGGCTCATCACCGGAACGCAGCGCCGCGCCTAATCCCGCACCACCACCAGGGCGGGCCGAACCGAATCGGCTCGCCCTTTTCCATGCCCAAAAACAGGGGGACCTAGCACCATGGCACTTCGCATTTTCGAGACCGACCCGAACGCCAAGCCGAAGCAGTCGTTTTCTGACGACACGGTGGGCCGCTTTCACGGCGGAAAGCAGGTGGACAACCTTCCGGTCGCTCTTTCCGAGTGGCGCGTGACGACCGGCGACCCGGCGGTTGCCGACGCTATCGCTCAGCTCATGGGCGGAACTCCGGTCGAGACCGATTCCACTTCGGAAAACTTCATCGAGGTTCTGACCGAGCGGGACAAGGTTCAGGTTGTCCTTTCCGGCCCGGACGCGATTTCCTCGGACCTCAAGCTGTGGAACGGCTCGGCTCTTATCCACCACTGCGACGGAGTCGAGTTCCTTTCCCCGGACGAGGACAAGGGCAAGCCGTGCCGCTGCCCGGAACTGATGGAGGACCGAAAGGCAGCCGCTAAGACCAAGCGGGGCCCGTCGCCGAGCATCGCAGTAACGTTCCGCCTCGCCGAGGATTACGACCTTGGCCTTCTCAAGCTCCAGACGGGTTCCTGGAAGCTCGCCGAGGTTCTTTACCAGGTTGAAAACGCGCTCGACAAGATCGGGGGCGAGGCTCTTTGCTCCATTGAGCTGGAGCACGTGGAGTACACCACGAAGAAGGGCCGGGATGTGTCTTACCGCAAGCCGGTAATTCGCGTTCTCAAGGCGTGGTCGGACGCTATCGCCGACGAGCCCGCTTTCTAATCGCGCGGCGGTGAGGGGGCTCCGGACGGACATTCCCGGGGCCCCCTTTCCTGCCCCTCCCGAGGGGGATCACATGCCCATTCTTGAGCTGTGCGCGGGCTATGGCGGGCTCGGCCTCGCGGTCGAGCGGCTGACCGGTGACCAGGTGCGCTACGTCGCCGAGACCGATCCGGCAGCCTCGCAGATTCTCGCGGCACGCTATCCGCACGCCCCCAACCTGGGGGACATAACCAAAATCGACTGGTCGCCCCTCGCGGGAGAGATCACCACCATTACGGCCGGGTTCCCGTGCCAGGACATTTCCATTGCAGGGAGAGGGGCGGGAATCAATGGCACGCGCTCGGGTATCTGGACGCACGTCACCGACGCCATTCGCACAATTCGACCAGGGCTCGTGTTCCTGGAAAACGTTGCAGTCATTCGAGGCCGCGGAATGCCGGACGTTCTCGGGGAGCTGGCCGAGATCGGGTACAACAGTCGGTGGTGTTGCTATCGAGCATCCGCAATTGGTGCCCCCCACCACCGAGACCGATGGTTCTGCCTCGCCGTGCCTGAAAACCCCGACCGCAAATCTTGGGACGAATGGCGGGGCACAACACCCGCATATTCGTACTGGGAAACGCCCCTCGCGGGGGGGGGGGGGGGGGGGGGGGGGGGC